GTAAGGGGTCCGTTCACGCTAAATGGCGTGTATACACCACTCGCCTACGATTGGAGGTGATCTGATGATTTCAGTTTCTCTCTTGCGCTCGCAGCCCCTATCGTTCGTTCAAGTTTCCGGATTAACCGGACAACTTGTCGGCAATCCTTCTTCTCCATCGTGGCAGTATGGCGGACATTTGTTCGCTATACCTGTCTCTGATGGTGAGGTGGATTGTTACCGTGAAAACCTCCCGTTTGGGTGGTTAATTCAGGGTAAACAGCCGCATGGAAAGCTTCGCGAAAAAGATGTTCAACATCTTAACGCCAAGGGATCCATTGTGGTAGATGGGGTTACCGCTGTTTCTCCAAGACCGAGCGGCGAGACTAGAGCATTCCATCATGGATGGGATGTTTCTACTCACGCTGGTTCGGGTGATCGGTCTTACCTTATCGCCGATATGGTGATATGGGGGACAGATTCTTGGAATTACCACACTTTTGTGGCACCTCGGCTGTTCTCAACCGCTATTGGTAAATGGCAATTGCCATTTTCCTTTGGTGTTGAGACAGCAGTACGCTTTGACGGAGAGTACGCCGCGGTGTTATACCGCGTCGAACCCCACGACACTGTGTACGAGGACAGCGATATTACTACGCATCATAGCGGTTGGTGTACCGTTCAGTTCCTCCGCCTTCACGGGCGTTGGCCTGACGGATACAGAGCCGTTTGGACCTCGGATACTTTCCAAGGTTCATCGCAAGGCGACCCTAGGGGATTTTTTATTTTCCCTTCTGGTCGTCATGTGAGGTATGATGATGTAGTAGCTGTGCCGAGTAAGTATGACGTTATGTTGCCGCAGGTCCTTGAGACCTTGTTGGTTCCTACGTCTACTAACCCGGGTGGATCCATGGCCACGTTTGATGCCATTGTGAATTCCATTACACGGTCAGCTCTTGCTGGCTATGTGTGGGAAACCTTTGACATCAACCGCCCTGATTTCGATCACGGCGTTCTTGGTCATGATATCCTCGCGCAACAGAACTACGTCGACAGCAACATTCTGTTGACTGTCTTCGAGTTAAGCCAATTGTTGGCTGGTGATTGGAAATCCTTTCAGACTCTTGGCGAAACTGTCAAGGGCCTTTGGACTTCCAAGGATGTCGTGCTTAAGGAAGCTACCCGATTGGGTAAATTTCTTAAGACATGGCTCCAGACCGGCTCAACGGCTATACTCACCTGGCAATATGGCGTAATGCCTACGGCTAGGGACGCATCGGCAACTTTTGCAGGATTGGGAAAACTTTGTAAGTTTGCCCTTACCTACAATCGTTACCATGCGAGACGTAGTACTACGGAGAAGGGAGGTCTTGGCAGCCCGATTCAGTCAACACATGTGTTGACTGTTGAGGCTGATCCGCTTCCTAGGGATTTCCAAGATCTCGTTCGAGACCCCCTCGGCTATGCCATGGGGTTTATCGAAAACCAGCACAAGTGGGGCCTTTGGCCCACATTTGCAATGGTCTGGGATATCATACCCTTTTCTTTCGTCGTAGACATGGCCACTAA